ATGCAGAATGAAATCCATATTGAAACCAAAAGTTGTCCAATCCTCTCCAATAAGAGATAGGTCGCCGTTCGGAGATAACGCCGCATAACCTTTGATGTCTATTACCTTCCCGACAGGGGGGTCACCCACAAACCAGACATGTCCTTGAATGGTTGTAGTAGTTGCAGCACCCATTTTTTTTGTTGTAATAGCTGCATAAGCATAACTTATCTTTAGCGACTGTCCGTCTACTATCTCCCCAGTCGATAGACACATAATCAGTCCTGCCTTTAAATCAGCGATATAATCAACCCCCAAAACATATGTTTTTGTTTCAGCTGCATCCTTAACCACCAAGTTTGATATCATCTTTTTGCCGAGATATATCCACCTGTCATGCGCTGATGTTACTACCTGCCCTGTTGCTGTTCCAGATGTCTGATCCTGAACTGTTGAAGCAGCCGACATAATGAACGCTCTTAAGTTGTAGTCAACCAATTCGTCAAGCGTAAAAGAGCCTGATGCCGTCTGCTTAATGACTACCTCTTTGTCCTTAACCTGTATGCCAGATCTTGAACTGAAGTGTTCTTTCTTTTCTGTGCTTATCGTGATTTTAAAATCAGGGCAGTTGCCCATATCCCGATAATTTGCCTCACCCTCAGGTTTAAAAAGCAATTTACCCTTGCCTATAGTGTAAAGTCTTTCCATTTATTTCCCTCCTTGATTTTTTCAATCTTCTTTCTATCTATGACGACACTACCAAATAGTCTTTATACATATACTCTTGCTCGTATATATAAGTCCTGTTTTCTATGCTGACTGCAGATTCCCTCTGCCATAATAGTATCCTATCATTAAATTCAAACCCATGCAATGCCTGCCTCATAACCTTGAGCATATCTTTTGTCTTTATCGCTTTAGCCGTGTTCATCTTCTGTGTCTTTACTACAAGATATGCTGACAACCGCACAGATACGATGCTCTTAACCGAATTTGCCCCTGCCTCGCTGACGAGTTCAGCGCCGTTATACACAAGATATACTGCTGCAGTAGTCAGCCCCTTCTGTAGATCCTCCGTATCTCCATTATAGACCTCTACTTTGCGAAATTCGCCGGTGAGTTGCAGCCTCTCTATTATTCGCTCCATCACTTCCATCACATCAATCATCAAAAACTCTCCATAGTTTTGCGGTCAAACACCCTGTCAGATGATCTTGCCTCCACCGAGCCGTCTATTGATGCAGGCTGTGGAGATGCGCCGATGCTGACGATCCCTTTTGATATGTCTCTTAAGAGCGATATTGCGCCGATGTGTCTGTCCTGTATCGTTTTAGGCATCTCTTTGTCCAGAGACACCCTGCTATACAGGTTATAGATAGAGATGTCTATGCATATTTTTCTAACGATATTAGGCACCTCTGCAAATGGGACATTGTATCGGCTTCCGCAGTAAGCATCTATTACTGCGGAAGCCTGCCTTATCGCATTTGCGGCTCTGTCAGCGTTGATCTCCCCAAAGCCCTCGTCGTCAGTCAGCTCTGTCAGCGTCTCTGATGTAATGGCTTTCTTTATATCGTCAAGCGTGCAATATGCCATCACTTGCCTCCCCAACCGCAGCTTCCACGCTCAACATTTCCGCCTCCTCATCTGTGAGCTCAATCATATCTTCCGGCATGAAAAGTTTCCCGTTGTGTATTATATACATATCTTTCACTGTATATTTCTTCGTCCCCGTCATAATCATCCTCTCTTTCGATATCTAAATATACCCCTCAGACGCGCTGTAACATGTTTACAAGGTGTCCAAAATCCAAAGACATACCAAACTATACCCCCACCATTCCTCCCCCACGATGGGGCGGAATGGTGGCTTCCGTTCTTATGTAAGCAGAGTGTCTCTCCACTTGTAACCCAGATCGAGCCCGGTGACGACTATGTCCGTCTCTTCCGCCACCTCATATACATCCTGATGCTCAGCTGGTTCTCTCCATGTGCTCAGCCTTCTTACGCTTCCGCCTTCCTGCAGCAAGCGCACCTGATATCCTGCGCTCGGTGTTTTAAGCCCTGGAGACAACGGACGATGAAAAAGGAAACCCATACCTTTTGACGCATTCACTTCCCATATCCTTGATGCAGACCATTCAACGCCTGATTTTGTCTCTTTTGCGGTACTCATGAGGGCTTCTCCTATCAGCACCTCATCAAGCTCAAGCAGCGCCGCCAGTAACTCAACGGTGAGCACCCCGCGCTGTGTGTATTTGATTTTGTCCAGTATGGTTGCCTCTTGCTTCAGGCTCATGAATGTTCCGTAGTCGATTATGAGGACATTGGCCTTCAGCCCTGTTTGCGACTGTATTGCTGCCTGAGCCTCAGCGATATTGGCAAGGAATGTGTTGCCGGAGCCTGCCGCCCATTTCCCGTCGGCATCCACTCCTGTAGGATTGCCGTCAAGCCATGTGTTTGCCTTGATGAGCTGCGCAATCTTAATCTCCTTGTAAAGGTCGATCTTGTCTGAGCAGTATTCTATTGCATCCATCTCAGGCTTGAGAGCCGGTGCGTTGGGGAGTTGGGCATTCCTTCTATCCTCATCCGTCACCTCTTTTGCAAATGCAATCTCAGTCGTGGCAATAGGAATTTCCGTAACAGGATACGAGCCTCTCTTTGCCCGTGTGCCTGCCGCCCGCAGGTCTGCCTCGTTCCTGAACCATGCGCCCTTGTGATACTTGGTTATTTTGGCTTTAGGGTTTGCCGTATCTATGATAGGAAATACCCTGTCGCCGATATAGCTTTTGTTGCGATACTGGATGCTCACATTCTGTAAAGGTATTGATGTGAGCAGCTCTTTTATAATTGGTCCTGGCATTTATTTATTCCTCCTTTTTTAGTTAATCGTTTGAACCATTCACCATCTACTGTTATTAGTGGACAACGGTCCCAAGGCTGTATATAGTTACAGCCGGCGATTCCACATTTGTTACTACAGCAAGGAATCTCCTGCTGTTATTCTGAGCGATAGTCATAGTGCCTGAGAGTGTTACGCCTGTGCCTTGTGTCAGTGTGATTGTTTCAGCCGCTCCAGCAGTGTTCCTAATCGTAAACTCAAATGAAGAGCCGTTAATGCAGCCTTCAATGGCATTCACGATTTGCGTAGCAGTCGGCGTTACATCCGAGCGGTTGCCGCCGTTGGGGTTTCTCAGTATCATCCCGCCGAGCAGCTCTGCGGCGGTGTATGTCCTTGAGCCTGCTGTGCTGTCGGTTGTAACGGTGGTAATTTTTTTGACCGCATCGTTGATTGCAGGGAATGTGCTTGTAAGAAGCACGGAGCATAAGTCGTCTGCTGCGCCAGAGGCTTCTATTACTACAGCCCTTGTATAAGCTGGCGCGCCGGCTGAATCCTTGCCTCTGCCTGCATTCGACTCCGAGACATACTCCGGCATGACGAATGTGCCTATGCCGAGTGCGGCGCTTGCATGGAGCTTGCTGACACCATAAAGCATAACGTTTGCCGCCTCGCCTGCAGCAGGCGCATTCTGGAGTATTCCCAGCGCTACTTCTGTTTCTGAGTCCGGACGCCTGACAGTGCCTGAGCTTGTAAGCACAACAAACTTGTATTGGTCGTTGCTCAAGTCCTCTGCAGCCCGAAACGAAAGAGTTAATAACTTGTTTTCGCTTGCCATCTACTTCCCTCCTCTCAGCTCGCTGGCATATTCCTGTGCGAGCTCTGAATTTTCTTTTTGCACTTCAGCGAAGGCAACTGCATAAGACACATTCTTTGCCTTCATCATCTCCCTTGTTTTTGCATCAAGCCTGCTCTCCGCAGTTCCCGTACCGCCTATGTCTTTAGCGCTGCCTGCTATCTCGCGGAATTCAATCTGGCTCGGCAGACTGCTAAGAAATGCCTTCATAAATTCAAGCGGAGTTTGATTTTTCTTTGCGTCTCCTTCGCTGAATTCAACAGTCGTGGAGATTGGGGCAATGGCCTGCATGAACTGCGTAATCCCCATCCCGAGCTTTTCCATTGCCGGGGTGATTATACCCTTCTTTCTAAGCCCCTCCATGAACTGCTCAATCTCCATCTTTTGAAATTCAGCCTCTTTAAGTCTTATAGCATCCTCCCTTGCCCTAAGCTCGGCATCAATCTGCCTCTGTTTTTCCTCGAATTCCCGCTCCTTCTCTTTAAGAGCTTCGCTTACTTTTGTCAGCACTTCAGACTCGCTGAAGGTAGGCGGCGCATCTTCGATAGTGACGCCTTCCTTAGCGGCATGACCCTTGATCCAGTCGAAAAACTTCATAGTTCTTTCCTCCTTCTTTTTTGAACCGTTTAAACCGTTTGACCCGTCTTCAAACTCTATAGTCAATCCGCCGTCATCGCCAAAGGCGAAATCGGGCAGCCCCTTAATAGCAGGCGGCATAGCGCCTAAAAATCCAATATGCCGCAATGTCATATCGGGATATAGCGAAATAGAGCGCTTCTTGAAAAGCCCTCTTTTAACCATATCCACAAACTCCGGGACTAAGTCTTTGAGCTTTGCGTAAAGGACGCTGCCCTTGCGCTCCAATCTCTCCACCCATCCGTATGCAGGTGCGTTGTCCTTCGGATGCCCAATCACAACCGGTGCCTCGTGCTCTTTGTGGTTGTATTTCTTGACGATGGCGTCAAGGTCTGCCTCCGTCCATGTCCTGACGTTGCCGTTTGAGTCCGTGTGAGTGCCTGCTTTGAAGACTGCTATCCAGTCATTCATGTTATCCGCCCCCCTTCCAACAGATAAGTTTTCAAGGCATCTTTGATATCTGTCATGTCCCCATCAGTAACCTTAAGAAACGGTCTTGCGGGGATGTTTCTTGCAGGCAGGCGGGCTTTCTTTCTGAAGATAAATCCCTGAGCCGTCGGTATCTTAAGAGCCTTAGCATTTTTGGGGGTTATTGTCAGTGCTGGAATTCCGCCCCCGAATTGATGCACCGCCGCATAGGCTTTGTTAGTGCCTACCTGAGCGGAGTTTCTGTCATATCTCGATGAGATAGAGCTTGCAAGCTGTCCCGTATCCTGCAATGTTTTGCCTCCCTGCTTGAGCGCACGAATTGAAGGCTTCCACTTGGGGCGTCCTTCCTTTTCAAAGTTCTCCTCTACGGCATCGTGCATTATG